CTCTGGTGTAACATCCAGGCGCGTGAGGCAGTGATGCCCAGTTTAGCTTCGACCTGTATTAAAGCTTCTTGCTTTAATATGCCCGCCTTTATTGCGCGGGTTAAGCGAAAACTAGAGGTTGTACGTTATAACATGGTTACATTCGTACCGAAGACCTCAGCAACGGATCGTTCTATTGCTGTGGAACCTGTGCTTTCTTCATTTGTCCAGAAGGGAATTGATAATTTCATGCGTCAGCGTCTAAAACGCGTTGGCCTTGACTTATCAGATCAAGCAAAGAATTCTGAGCTTGCTCGACTCGGTTCACAATGGGGTGCCTTTTCAGGCCCCATGCAACCGGATCACCCAAACTATCTGGACTATGTTGACCCCTTATGCACTATTGACCTTTCTAGCGCCAGTGATACTTTGGCTACTAGTTTTGCTCGGGATGTTCTTCCGAGTAGGTGGTTCGATTTACTGAACAACAATAGGGCACCGACGTACTGTCTGGCTGATGGTAGGACAAAATCTTACCAAAAGTTTGTCAGTATGGGGAACGGGTTTTGCTTTCCACTGCAAACATTATGCTTTGCAGCAATCTGCAGCGCGTGCTACTCTAAGGCCGGCCTTGACCCTGATTTCCGGGTCTATGGTGACGACATTGTAGTACGCAGGAGCGTTTTCCCTCAGGTCATTTCGTTGTTAAGAAACTGTGGTTTCGTTCCTAATCCTAAGAAGACCTTTAGTACTGGGCCTTTTAGGGAGAGCTGTGGTAAGGATTGGCATTCAGGGATTAACGTTCGTCCCGTCTTTCTGGATAAACCGTTGGATATCCAACATATATTCAGTTTTCACAATGAAACACTTAAGCGCGAAGCTTATGTTTCTGACTACTTTGTGGCCGTTCGTAGGTACCTTTTTAATTTGGTACCAGCTCAGTTACGATTTGTGTCGAGGCATACGCCCAGCAGCCTATCCGAGGATAAAACACTCGGGATTCCAGGCTACTGTCCACCAACCAACCTGTATTTCTGGGTTGGCCAGGACGATTTCATGTCTTCACCTCTCACGAGGTGGGATAAGAGTAGACAGTGTTTTGAAAGCCTAGTAATGCAAGTTAAAGGCCTTCCTGACCACTATTCT